AGCCTTCTGGGGTTCATTGCAGGGTTGGAGATCCAACGCTCATGAAATCCTTCTACACTCCGACAATCAGCCTTCTTGAAGGTATAGAAAGAGCGTTCGCTGGCTGGTAGCGCTTCGTCAGGCGCTCGCCAGCCACATAAAAAATCCCCCATCGCTTAGGCGGTGGGGGATTTTCTTATTCATGCAGTCAATCTTTCCTCATGCGATTAGCTTGCCAAAGGCGCTAAGATATAGGGGGGGGGGCGATCTCTGCCCAAGGAAAAACATTCATTAGCTTTGACATCAGCTTAGTTTCCTCATTATTGACGAGATCCGCATATCTCGCAGTTACCACTGGGGATGCATGGCGCATCAATCTCTGCGTGGTGATCAGATTCTGGGAAGCAGCCAAGACTTGAGTTGCAAAGAAGTGACGAGTGCTATGGAAAGATATCTTTGATTCAGAAGATCCCCGGCGCTTGGTCACAATGCCAAGCCTTCGCATCTCTCGATTGGCAAGGCGTGAGAGATAGTGATTGTCGATAGAGTAGAGCAAGCCAAGAACATTCTTTGACTGAATCAGCTCCACCAACTTTGGATGTGCTGGGACTAAAAGCTCGGTCTCTCCTTTGCCTAGCACTCTCAGCTTGTAGCCATCATCATGCAGTTCAAGCCAACTCCCTTTGATGCGCGAGATTTCAATTGCTCGAAGTCCAGCCAAACAGCCAAACATGAACCATTCACGCATCGGATCTTTGGCTTCATTCATCAGCATGATTGCCTGTTCTTTGCTGATAGGTCTAGGGGAGTATCTTGGAACCTTGATCTTGGGCAAGCCTTGATCCACATGATTATCCATCGTGATAATGCCAAGGATTCTCATGGAATTCCAAATGGAATGAATCCGGGCAACATAGGTCTCCCGGGTAGCTTGAGTCTTGGCAGCCAGCACCTTCTCCTCCAGCTCGGGCAGTCTGACATCTCGAGGATGCTTGGATCCACAGATGGCTCGCAGCATCGAGAAATCTGACATCCAAAGATTACGACTCCATCCTGCGAGTTCATAACGGCGGCGAAGGAGATCGCCAACTTCTTGATGCCAAGGCTCTGTCCACTCTGGCTCTTGGATGAATATCAGATCCATCGGAACGCCCAAGGCAAATTCTGGCAATCGTTCCTTGGCGTAACTTGTAGCCACGCCAGCGCTTCGCTTGTAGGGTTGTCCCTGATCTTGCGCTGACTGATCATGGGGCTGAGGGTATGTGATCTCAATCACACTGGCAAGACTCTGACCAGTCATTATTTCCGTATTTACTGAATCAAGTTGGAAGTTCATCTATTCTCTACCTACCAAAACCAATCGGGGGTTGTCCCTAGGTCTGGAAGATTGATCTTCGAAATCCACTTTCGAAGGGTGTTGATAATGTCCCTACTTGTGTCCAAGTAGGTAAAAGTCAACATATTCAATCTTTAGACCTAGCACCCCCAGTCTAGCCAAGGGGGGCAGAAGGTGTTGCAAAATCTCGTAGGGATAGTCCTGCACTTTGATTTTCGCTTTATGGCTTGTGGAATTGGTAATTCGCTAACTTTGAAACCTCTTGGATCTTCGCTGCCCCCAGCTTCCAAGAGGTTCCTTCATTCTCTAGGGGGCAGTACATGGCTTTTGCAATAATCGTCACAATCCTGATGATCGCATTCTCATTTGCGTTGGTTAGCAATCGCAACATCAAGCGCAACTTGCAACTTGATGATGACTCAATCAAAGATTGGCACAATTTCCGCGATGCCTTTGGTGATCGCAAATGAACATATACACAGCTTGGGCGATGATCCTTCTTGCATTCCTTTTGGGGATGTTCTTTGAATATTGCGTGAAGTATGAAGAGCTTGCGGAAGCTCGCAAAGAGACACGCAGAGCATATCTGGAAGCGGATCAACTTCGGGAAGTTATTTATTCCAATGAAGATGCTATCCGCAATCTGGACTTCATCAATCGAATTTCCTGATGTCAAAAGCCAAAGCCAAGGGAACTGCTGCCGAGACTGCGGTGGTCAAATATCTTCAAGGAGCTGGATTCCCGAACGCTGAAAGGCGAGCTTTATCCGGGGCGAATGATCTTGGAGACATCACAGGCATTCCTTGTCTTTGCATGGAAGTGAAATCTCAAAAGTCTTACACCATCCCGAAATGGATGGAGGAGACCAAGACTGAAACCAAGAACGCCAGTGCCGACTTTGGCTTGCTGATAATCAAGCCAAATGGCGTGGGCTTGGGCAGTGTTGGGGATTGGTGGGCGGTGCTATCCGTAAGCGCCGCCATTGATCTTCTTCGCTTGGCTGGTTATGGGGATGCAAAGTGATCACACTTTGGGACACTCCATTTTTTGAGAAAGCCAAGTGTGCTGAGCATGATCCAGATTTCTTCTTCCCAGTAACGAAGCAAGAAACCTTTGAACGCAAGGATCAACTTCTTGCCATCTGCAATTCCTGCATCCATCTCGTTGAATGTCGCGCTCACTCCATCAAATATGAAATCAAAGATGGATTCTGGGGCGGTCTGACTCAATTTGAAAGGAAGAAGATCATTGACCAACAGAAGAGTGACTCTGCCGCTTCTGATTGCCTTACTTGCAATCCTCTCGATGATAGCCAGCATCTGGTCATCGAGTCGAGTGACACAGACAATCGAAGTGATCAAGACAATTACCATCACGAAACCGATCATCATGAATGATCAAGAACGCATGGATCATTTGATTGATGAAGTGATGGATCCCAAATCTGCAAGCTGCTTTCGAGAGATCATCTTCATCGAATCTCGAAATGACACCAAGGCGATCAATCCAACATCTGGAGCTTTTGGTCTTGGGCAATTACTTCCCAGCACATATCGCAACATTGGACTGAAGAAATCCTCAGATGGCTTGGCTCAGAGTGTTGCAGCTCTGGCTTACATATCCCGGCACTACGGCAGCGGAGGAAGTTGCTCCGCACTCAAATCCGAACATGAAAAAAACTATTACTAAGGGGGCAACAAATGAGCGTTCAGATAAATGAATCAACAGTGGATCTTGACAGGGCAGCAATTGCATTCCTTGATGCTTACATAGAAGCCAAAACCAAGATCAAGGAATGGACAGAGAGAGCAGATTTAGCAGCGGAGCAAGTGAAGGCTGCAATGGGTGAATGTGAAATTGGCTTGGTCAATGGAGCAGAGCGCATCCGATGGACATCCTATGAAACCAAGCGGATTGATGTGAAGCGACTCCGCGAGATTGCAACAGATGATCAGATTGCAGCTCTGGAGATGACAACAACTTCCAGAAGATTTGTGGTGATTGACTGATGAAATTCACATCCCCAGTCAGCCCATCGATGGCGGTCAATGATCGACTTCGCTTGGCTATCACCAAGCATTCCGAATGGACTCCGAGATCCCGGCAAACTGCCATTGGATTATCTGAAGCCGGTGATCCATGCGCGAGAAAGCTGGCATACAAGACTTTTGGCATTATCAAGACAAACACTCAAAGCGATCCTTGGGCGATGATCTCAGGAAGCGCCATTCATGATTGGCTGGCTGATTGCTTCCAAGATCAATTTGATGGGGAAGAGAATCTTCTATACCTCGTTGAGTATCCAGTGCAAGCAGCTCCGGGATTATCTGGAACTTTGGATCTCTTCGACATTGCCAACAAAATCGTGATTGATCACAAATGCGTTGGATCTTCATCAATGAAGAAGCGAATAGCCAATGGATTGACGCAGACTCAAAGGGTTCAGCTCTCTCTCTATGCCTTGGGGTTAGAGAATGAAGGATTCCGAGTCGAACAGATTGCTTGTGCCTACTACCCATTAGGTGGGCGATTGGATGGGCTTCATGTGGTGGTTGAGGAATACAACCCACAAATTGCCTTTGATGCGATTGATCGCATGAATGATCTTTTGAAAGCAACTCAAGTGGTCACGATCAATGAGATTCCAGCAACACCATCAGAGATGTGTGCCTTCTGTCCTTGGTATCTGCCGGGATCTGCTGATCTCACAGAAGGATGTCCGGGCGAAGGATTGGGCAAGGTCGCATGATGTGGATCATTTGCCCAAGATGCATGGTCACTTTGCAGATGAGAAGTGAAGTGATCCAGATGCCCATCTGCGGTGATTGCTGCATCATCATGAATGAAATCAAGAAAACAGATTTGAGCCATGTTCGGTTCAAAGCACCACCCAAACAAAAGAGGAGAAGCGCATGACTGAAACACAATTTGCATCACTGGGATCAATTGATTCCACTCTCAAGCCTGCCGATGTCGTTGGACATCTTTTGATCATCAAGCCGATTGAATATAAGACAGGGATCACCACTTCCTTTGGCGAAGCTGAAGCCATTGAATGCGATGTGGTGGATCTTGACACTTCCACTGCATACACATCCATCTTGTTCTTCAATGTTGCTTTGCGCTCATCACTTCGCAGCAATATCGGCAAGACAGTCTTATCCAGAATGGGTCAAGGAATCGCAAAGCCGGGCAAGTCTGCTCCATACATTCTGATTGATGCGACCACAGATCCAGAAGCAGTGGCAAAGGCAACTGCCTTCCTTGCCGGATCAACGCCAGCTCCAGCAACGCTAGCACCATCAACGCCAGCACCAGCAGTTCCATCACTTGATGCAGGCGAGATCCAAGCACTTCTTGAAAGGCTGCAAGTAACGCCAGTCAAGTAAAGGTTTCCATCAGGGGATGGAAAAGCCATCGGTGCGGTCACAGGTATTGGGGAAGATGCCTTCAGATTCAACTTCTGACGATGGGCAAGATGGATCAACCAAAAGGGGATGGGATGTCAAGGGTGCTTCATTCAGAGGATTTCCTTGAGATGTTGGAGCGCGGAGACTGCTGGGAATCCATCGCTGGCAGTTACGGCATGAAGGTCGATTCAGTCAAGCGCAGATTCTGGCGATTACCGAAAGATGTTCGAGAGAAGATCAAGAGACATTGGGAGTTGATGGGATGGGAGTTCTACGGATGACACACGGTGAATTAGAAACAAAAATTGAATTGATTCTCGGCACATATATCAGTATAAATTATGGAAGCAAGAAAAATGTGGAGTTGAGGTCAAATCTCATTTCCTCACTCCAAGCACTCCGCGCAGTAGTTGAGTTGCATAAGCCTTGTCAAATAAAAAATTCTATGACTTATTGTGAAGGTTGTAGCAATTCAGCATTCTTTCCTTGGGACTCCTGTCCCACAATTCAAGCAATTGAAAAGGAGTTGGGATGACACACGATGAATTTGTGGCAGAAGTAAATAAAGACATAGATCAAGCGCCATTGGTCAAAGATTATTATCCAGTCAGAGCATTGTTAGCACTCCGCGCAATCGTTGAACTGCATAAGCCGATTGATGACAGTGGAATTGAACTCTGTCAGGAATGCACACGAATCAGCTCGACAAGAATCAATTATCCCTGCCCAACGATTCGCACAGCGCAAGAGGAGTTGTGGTGATTCCACCAAGGCTCAAGCGAACCATGCCCTATGTGGAGCGCTGCGAATTCTTATGGGTTGAAGATGATTTGGTCATGAGATGCGAGGAGAGCGCTGATTTATCTCTCTACTTTGGAAACGATTATTCAGTCAGCGTGATCAGCTTGTGTTCATTTCACAGGATCACGCAGGAAGAACTTTGGCGAGGGGATAAGAGATGACACAAGGAATCTTGGCAGATTTTGGCTGGGGAGTTGAACTTGAGACTGACACAGAAGAAGAGCTTCGCTTGGAGCGCGAAAAGGAAGAGTCATGATCGAAATGAATCCAATGCTCAAGGCGGCGATTGAATTCCACACTGCTGGATTCTGCGTGATCCGAGCATCAGTTGATGGAACGAAGAAGCCAGTTGGCACATGGGAGAGATATGAGCGAGAGCGACCATCT